AAAGCACCAGTAAAGTCGGGGGATAACCCCCGCAGAGCAAGTTTCTTGGCTCGTATGAGTGGCAATGATGGCCCTGAATACGACAAGAAAGGTGAACCAACAAGACTGCTTCTTTCGCTAAAGGCTTGGGGTGCTAACTCCAAAGCTGACGCAAAGGCAAAAGCTCAAGCTATATCCGCAAGGAACAAAGCAAAGGCTAAAAGCAGATGACATACCTAGAACTTGTAAACGATGTCTTAATTCGGTTGCGTGAACCAACTGTAGCAACCGTTACTGCAACAAGCTATTCCACTTTGATTGGAAAGTTTGTCAATGATGCAAAGCGTCAGATTGAAGATGCTTTCTCGTGGAATATCTTGGGTACAACAATTACCATCACCACATCGGCTGGTACTTACTCCTATGCCTTGACTGGTTCTGGTCAGAAGTTTCAAGTTATTGATGTTCTGAACACAACTAGCAATATTGGCATGAAAAACATTGACTTTGCGTCAATGAACCGCAAACAGAATTTCTCTACGCCTGTCAGTGGCATCCCTTCAGAATATGCCTTTGATGGCGTTAATGGAAGCTATGACACTAAGGTAAATATTTACCCTCGTCCTGATGGCGTATATACCATCCCATTTAGCTTGTCAGTGCCACAGGCCACATTGACGTTAGACCAGACTGTAGTGCTTGTCCCTGATGTTTTGGTTGTCCAGAATGCCTATTCTCGTGCTTTGGTTGAACGTGGTGAGGATGGTGGCTTGAGTTCTTCAGAAGCATTCTTGTTGTACAAGTCTATGCTGTCTGATTACATTGCCTTGGAAGGCACTCGTTACCCTGAAAATCAGGAGTTTGTGGCTATATGAGCAAGCCATTGATGATCTATGGCATCTCAGCCCCCGGCTTTTTCGGGCTGAATACCCAAGACTCTCCTTTAGATTTGGTGTCTGGGTTTGCGTCTATTGCCACTAATTGCGTTATTGACCAGTATGGTCGTGTTGGCTCACGCAAGGGTTGGTCAAGGGTTAACTCGTCTTCAGGCAATCTTGGCGCAAACAACATTGGTGTTATCCATGAATTAGTCCAAGTTGACGGTACTTTGACTACCCTCTTTGCTGGCAACAATAAGTTGTTCAAGTTGGATGGAACCAATGCTGTTGTTGAGTTGACCTATGGGGGGGGTGGTACTGCACCCACTATCACAGCAAGCAATTGGCAGTGTGCATCATTGAATGGAATCACTTACTTCTTCCAGCTTGGTCATACTCCACTGATTTATGACCCCGCTGTAAGTACATCTACATACCGCAGAGTGTCAGAGAAGTCTGGATATGCTGGTACTGTTCCGCTTGGCAACATTGTTGTTTCTGCCTTTGGTCGTTTGTGGGTTGCTGAGACATCTACTGACAACGTGACTATCACCTTCTCTGACTTGTTGGCTGGTCATGTGTGGACTGGTGGCACTTCAGGCACGTTAGATGTATCTAGAGTTTGGCCTAATGGCGCAGATCAGATCATGGGCTTGGCTGCTCATAACAATTACTTCTTTGTGTTTGGAAAGCGTCAAATCTTGGTTTATGAAGGTGCTACAACGCCTTCGACTATGGCTTTGGCTGACACCATCGCAGAGATTGGTTGCTTATCTAGAGACTCTATTGCCACGACTGGTACTGACATCATCTTCTTGTCAAACAGTGGTGTGCGTAGTCTGTTGCGTACTATTCAAGAGAAGTCTGCACCTTTGCGAGACTTGTCAAAGAATGTGCGTAATGACTTGATGACCAATGTTGGTTCTGAAGTCTTGGCAAACATCAAAGGCTGTTATTCAGAATCTAACGGTTTCTACTTGTTGAACTTGCCTGTTACTAAGATGACCTATGTATTTGATACAAAGGCACAGTTACAAGATGGTTCTGCAAGAGTAACGACTTGGGACTCGATTGAGCCTACTTCTCTGTACTCACGCCGTAATGGTGACTTGCTGATTGGTAAGAATGGTTATGTTGGTAAGTATGGTACTTATCTAGACCATGCTACGACATACCGTATGCAGTACTTCACTAACTACGCAAACCTTAATGAGACAGAGGTTACATCTGTTGTCAAACGCATTTCAGTAGTTGTCATTGGTGGCTCTAATCAAGGCTTCATTATCAAGTGGGGCTACGACTTCTCTGGTCAGTACTATTCGGCAACATTGGACATTCCTGTTACTACTGTTGCTGAGTATGGAACGGCAGAGTATGGTGCTAATGGTGTTCCTGTTGCTTACTACTCTGCTGGCATTCAGTTGAGTACATTAACTGCACCAGCATCAGGGTTTGGTAATGTTGTGCAGACTGGATATGAAGTGCAGATCAATGGTTCGCCAATCAGCATTCAAAAGATTGAGATTCAAGCCAAAGATGGCAAAACGGTTTAAGGAGATACAGTGAGTAATTACACAAAAACCACGAATTTCGCCGCTAAAGATGCTTTGGCTTCTGGCAATGCGGGTAAGGTTGTCAAGGGTTCTGAGATTGACACTGAATTTACAAACATTCAGACTGCCATTGCAACCAAGGCTGATGGTACTTTTACGAACTTCTCGTTTGTAGAGACATCTAACGTCTTGTACATCTACAACTCATCTACTGCTGTTGCAAAGATTGATGCTAGTGGTAATTTGACTGTGTTGGGCAACGTGATTGCCAACGGCACTATTTAAGGAGAAGAACAATGGCAACAGCACAACAAGTCGCAGAAACAAAACAAATGGTTCGACAAGCCATGCAAGAGGAGGGTGTTAGCCCTCAAACCTTGATTAGCATTGGCAAGTTGGCTGAACGTGTTTTGCAAGACAAGTCTTTGTATCCACAACTATTGCAAGCCATTGTTGATAGCGACTTGGCTGAAGAAGAAGATTTGGAAACAGAGATTGACTATGAACTTATTGGCGTTTTTGCTACTCTTGGTGAGATGGCAAGGCAAATGATTGCCTCTGGCGAATTGGGAGCTTGATATGGCAAATTGGAAAAAATTTAAAAAGTTTGTTCAGAAGGTAGCAAAGCCTGTCGCATTAGTTGCGTCTATTGTTTACCCGCCATTGATTCCTTTAATTGGGTCTACTCTTGGTGCTACTACTGCGGCATCTGCGGCTATTGTTGGTGCGGCGGCTCTAAGTGGTGGTGCAAGCGCACTTGCTGGAGATTCAACGCAAGACATTGTAAAGAATGCGCTTCTTGGAGGGGTAACGGCTGGAGTTACTCAAGCTGTATCTCCAACTGCATTTGATAGTGGATTGTTTAGCAGCGCTCCTGCTGGAAATGCATCTGCACTAACCAATGCTGGTATGAGTGGGCAATCGGCGCAAGTCGCAAGTGCGGCGGCTAACAAGGTAGCAACTGAAGCTGCACTTAACACGGCTGTAGCGGCTGGCGGTGGTTTAGTTCCAAGCACCGCTGGCTTTATGTCTCCATCACTTATATCCGCTGCTGGCGGGGCTGCTGATCTTGCAACTGCTGCAATAAGCGCAGCACCAGCAGCAGTTTCTGCCGCTACTCAGGTTGCTAGTGACGTTGCTTCCAAGGGCTTGTTCGGTGATGTACTGAAAAAAGCATCTGAAATCACTGGTATTGGGGAAGACACACTTGGCAAACTAGGTTCTGCCGCTGTGCAGACATTGCTTAGTAGTGCTGGCGCAAAGAAAATTGCTGACCAACAAAGAGAGGCGGCACAAACACAAGCAGACGCAACAATTGAAGCGGCTCGTATTGCCGCTGAAGCCAATAAGTTTCGTCCTGTTGGCGTAACTACTCGATTTGGCTCATCTAACTTTGGATATGACGCACAAGGCAATTTAACCACTGCTGGCTATACGCCTAGCGCAGAAATTACAGGTTACCAAGATCGTTTGAGAACCTTGGCTGGTCAAGGATTGACTGATATTGAGGGTGCAAGAACTGCTTATCAGCCTTTGACTGGTGCGGCACAGAGCCTGTTTAGCCTTGGTCAAGGATACCTTGCTAAGTCTCCTGAACAAGCTGCACAGGACTACATCTCTAAACAACAGGCATTGATTAGTCCTAGCCGACAAAATCAATTGGCTGAGTTGCAGAACAAGTTGTTCCAACAAGGTCGTACTGGTGCGGCTACTGCTCAAGGCGGTAATCTGATGGCTACAAGTCCTGAACTTGCGGCTTACTACAACTCTTTGGCTCAACAAGATTTGGTTCTTGCGGCACAAGCTGACCAAGAAGCTAGAGATCGTATTACGTTTGGTTCTGGCTTGTTTGATACTGGTGCTAACTTGCAAGGTCGTTACTACACTGGTCAAACAGCGGCTTATGCTCCATTTGCTACCGCTATGGATACGTCATCAGCACTTGAGAGCCTTGCAGAAAGACCTTTTGGCTTGGGTGTTGAGTTAGGCGGTAGAACTACTGCTGGTACAGCGGCTGGCGGTAGATTCTTGAGTGAAGGTATTACCAATGCCGCCGCTACTATGGCTCCAGCAAATGCCTACTCTGCATCTGGTAACTTGTTGTCTGGTTTTGCTCAGAATCCAATGGTTAGTAGCGCCTTGAATAATGCGTTTGGTGTTCAGCCACAACAAAGAACATACACAGCAGAAGACATCATAAGAATCTTTGGAACATAAGGGGTAAGACATGGCAACATCAGAAATCTTAGGATTGTTTCAATCTCCTGAACAATATCAAGCAAACCAGTTGGCTCAGTTTCGCCAACGGTCAGCTAATGAGGTTCAATTAAACCCCTTCCAACAAGCCGCTATCGGTATGCGTCAGGCTGGCTACCAGTTGGGTGGTGGCATTGGCGGTGCTTTGGGTGGTACAGACCCACAACTAGACATAATTAGCAGACGCAATGCTTTGCTTAGTCGATTAGATCAAAGCGACCCTGAGTCTTATATGAAGGTTGCTCAAGCGGCTGCTCAAATGGGTGATGCACAGTTTGCTATTGCTATTGCTCAAGAAGGTCGTAAAGCAAAGACTGAGATGGCTCGTGCTACTCAACTTGGTGCTGAAAAGATGACCAATGAGCAACGTAATGCTTTGGAATATGCAAGTCAGTTTGGCACTCCTGATAGTCAAGCGTTTAAAAATGCGTTTAAACAGCGTTTTGACCAACTTACACTCAAAGCTGGACAAGAAAAAACACCTGACAAAATACAAATTGCTGAAAGAATTGCTGAATCAAAGGGATTTGTGCGTGGTACACCTGAATTTTCCGCAGAAGTTGCAAAACAACTTGAACAGACAGACAAAGAAACAATTCCGCAAATTGCACAACTACAAAAATA